GCAAACACTGACTACTACGCATACTTGTTAGGTCAACAAACATTTTCTAACCCTGAAGCGGTTAACATTAACGTGTTCGTAACACCTGGTATTGATTACGTAAATAACTCAAACTTAGTTGAGGAAGCAATCGACATGATTGAAACTCAAAGAGCTGACTCACTTTATGTATGTACAACACCTGACTACAACATGTATGTACCTTCAAGTACTAATCCTCAAGACTTTATTTATCCTCAAGAGGCTGTAGATAACTTGGATAATACCGGTATTGACTCTAACTATACCGCAACTTATTACCCTTGGGTATTAACTCGTGATAGTGTGAACAATACACAACTTTACATTCCGGCTACGGCTGAAGTTACAAGAAACTTAGCATTAACCGACAACATTGCTTACCCATGGTTCGCAACGGCAGGTTACACTCGTGGTATTGTAAACGCGGTTAAAGCTCGTAAGAAGTTGACACAAGAAGATAGAGACGTATTGTATCAAGGTAGAATCAACCCAATCGCAACCTTCTCTGACGTAGGTACTGTAATTTGGGGTAACAAAACTCTACAAATTAGACAATCAGCTCTTGATAGAATTAACGTAAGAAGATTGTTACTACAAGCTCGTAAATTGATTTCAGCAGTTTCTGTAAGATTATTGTTTGAACAAAACGATGCTAAAGTAAGACAAGACTTCTTAGATGCGGTGAACCCTATCTTAGACGCAATCAGAAGAGACCGTGGTTTATACGATTTCCGTGTAACAGTTTCTTCAGACGTGTCTGACTTAGATAGAAACCAAATGACTGGTAAGATTTACATCAAACCAACTCGTTCACTTGAGTTTATCGACATCACATTCTACATCACTCCAACAGGAGCGTCTTTCGAGAACATCTAATAATTATAAAACAAAGTGGGGTCACAAGCCCCACTTTTTAGCCTAAATTAAAAAAATGAAAGTAAGAAAAATTGTAAAAGAAGGGTTTGACGAATCGGGAACACCCGACATGAAATATTACTCTTTTGACTGGGATGACAATATTGCTGTTATGCCAACAAAAATCGTGTTATTAGACGATGAAGGTAATGAAGTTGGTATGTCAACAGAAGATTTTGCTGAATACAGAACTGAGATTGGTAAAGAACCATTCGAATATAATGGACACACCGTTACAGGTTTTGCGGAAGATGCGTTCAGATACTTCAGAACATTAGGTGACAAACAATTTATAGTTGATTCGATGACCGCTAAACCAGGTCCTGCATGGGACGACTTCGTAGAGGCAATCAATAATGGGTCAATCTTTTCAATCGTTACCGCAAGAGGTCACCACCCAAATACTTTAAAAGAGGCATGTTATAACTATATTGTGTCTAATCACAATGGTATTGACTCAAACGAGTTGGTTAAAAATTTAGAGAAGTATAGAGACCTTGCTGACGAAGAACAACTTTCAAAGAAGGATATGATTCGTGAGTATTTAGATATGTGTAGATTTTATCCTGTAAGTTATGGTGAAGGTTCTGCAACAAATCCTGAAGAAGGTAAAATTAAGGCTTTAAAGGAATTTATCCAATATGTAAGAGACTTATCTCAACACATTCATAAAAAGGCATACTTAAAGAATAAAGTATCAAACAATTTTGTAATTCCTAGTATTGGTTTTTCTGATGATGACCCTAGAAACGTAGAGAAAGTAAAATCTCATTTTGACCAGGAACCAGATAATATTTTAAAAACTTATTCTACAGCAGGAGGAGTTAAAAAATTACAAAACTAGAAAACTAGATACTTATATGCAAGAATAAATTTTTAAAACTTAAAAGTAAAGACAAAAAATTTATTTGGTGATATTTATAAATAAAGATAAACAAAAAATAAGAAAAACAAAAAACAACTGAAATGGCTGATTTATTAATGAAAATGCCGATACCTTATGAACCTAAAAGACAGAACAGGTTCATTCTTCGTTTCCCTACAACATTGGGAATTAACGAATGGTTCGTAGAATCAACGGCTAGACCAAATATTACTGTTAACCCTGTGGAGATTCCATTCTTAAACACATCAACTTATGTAGCAGGTCGTTTTACATGGGCAACTATCCCTGTAAAATTCCGTGACCCTATTGGACCTTCAGCGTCTCAGGCGTTAATGGAGTGGGTTCGTTTGTGTGCGGAGTCTGTAACAGGTCGTATGGGTTATGCTGCGGGTTACAAAAAGAACGTTGACCTTGAGATGTTAGACCCAACGGGTGTTGTTGTTGAGAAATGGATTTTAGAAGGTACTTGGTTGACAGGTGTTAACTTCGATTCGTTAGCTTACAACACTGATGCTTTAGCAAGTATTTCAGCAACACTTCGTATGGATAGATGTGTACTTGTTTACTAATCAAATAAAATTTCAGTTAAATATATTAAGAATCCACGTCTCATGGCGTGGATTTTTTGTTTACTATTTAAAAAAAACCTTTGATTCGTATATTTTCTTATAAAAGAGAAATTATATGGAACCAAATGTTATTGACGCTGGAACACAAAACTTTAACCTACCACATGACGTAGTATCACTACCTTCAAAGGGGTTATTTTATAAATCAAAAAAGAAATCTATTAAAGTTGGTTATTTAACGGCTAACGACGAGAACACATTAATCGGTTCAATTAACATGGGTAATGATAGTATTATCATGACATTACTTAGAAGTAAAATTTATGAACACGATTTACGTCCTGAAGAATTAATTGATGGTGATATTGAGGCTATCTTAATTTATTTACGAAATACATCATTCGGACCTGAATATAAAGTGACGTTAAATGACCCTCAAACTGGTAAATCATTTGAACATACACTTATCTTAGATGAGTTAAACATTAAAAGAACCGAACATCAACCTGATGAGAATGGTTTATTTACCACGACTCTACCTAAAACAGGTGCAACCGTTAAATTAAAATTATTGAGTTTTGGTGAAAATATTGAACTTGGCAAAATGGCTGACCAATACCCGACAGGTAGAGTTGCTCCTACAGTTACATGGAGATTGATGAAACAAATTGTTGAGGTTAATGGTGACTCATCCAAAGAAAAAATTGCTGAGTTTGTTAACATATTACCAATCATGGACTCTAAGTATATCCGACAATTTATTCGTGATAACGCCCCTTCATTAGACTTAACCCAAACAGTAAAAGCCCCGTCAGGAGAAATGGTGAACTTTGATATCACCTTTGGGGTGGAGTTTTTTCGGCCTTTCTTCTAATTACCGACAAGTTTTAATTGAGGAATATTACATCCTCTCAAGGTTTATCAGATTATCTTATTCTGACTTTCACATAATGCCTACCTATGTGCGGAAATATCTTATTGATAGAGTAGTTGAAGATAATACACCTAAAGATAGACAATAAAAAATAGTATGGGGGTATTTATAATAAAGTACACCGAATATGGCAGAAGAATTTAAACCTGATGATATTTTTAGTAGTCTTAACCAAGCTTTCGAGTCTGCGTTAAGTAAAGTAGGTAAGGCTATGACCGACAACCTTAATACTACGGTCATCGCCAAAACCATTTTAGATTTGGATGATGCTGCAGTAGCGGTGGCAAAATCATTTGGGCAAGGTCGTGAAAATGTTATTGGTATCAAACAAGCTATGGCTGATGCTTATATTAGTGTCGTTGGTTTAGGGGGTGAGTTACAAGACATTCAAAAAATACAGACTGATGTTGCCAGTAGTTTAGGTAGAAATATTGTTTTAGCATCAGATTCTTTTGAAAAGTTATTTGCCGCCTCACAAGTTACAGGTAAAGGTGCTGGTGAGATTGTTGGAAAATTCAAAGACGCAGGTTTTTCTGCGTACCAAGCCTCCACTCAAATGCAAGGTGTTGTTGACCAAGCTCGAGCAATTGGTGTTAGTGCATCGGCGGTTAGTGGTAAGGTTTTAGAAAATATGTCGGCACTAAACAAATTCAATTTCCAAGGAGGTGTTGAAGGTATGGCTAGAATGGCGGCACAGGCAACCTCACTTAGAATTGATATGAAAACCGCACTTAATTTTGCGGAACAAGTTTTTGACCCTGAAGGTGCTATTAACATGGCCGCTGCAATGCAAAGATTAGGTGTTGCTAATAGTGAATTATTAGACCCACTTCGTTTAATGGATTTATCCCAAAACGACCCTGCTGAATTACAGAATCAGTTGGTTAAGATGACCCAACAATTTGTCCAAATGGGTAAAGACGGTAATTTTGAAATTGCTCCTGGTGCTAAGAGACAATTAAGAGAAATAGCTAAAGAGACGGGTATTGCTTATGATGAGTTAACTAAAATGGCAATTGGTTCTAAAGAACTTGATGATAAGTTAACGAAGATTAAATTCCCCGACACATTCACTGAAGACCAAAAAACCATGATAGCTAATATGGCTGAGATGGGTAAAGATGGTGAATTTAAATTAACCATTGGTGGTGACTCAGTTAGTTTAGAGGAGGCTTTTAAAAAGGCTAAAGACGACCCTTCATATTTAGAGGCGTTAAAGTCTGCGAGTGAACCTAAGAAAATGGAGGACTTGGCTAAAGAACAATTAGGTGTTTTAGGCAGTATCAATGCTAGCATGAAAACACTAACTAAATTACCAATGGCTATTGCTCGTGGTACAACCGCAACACAAGCCTTAGAATTACCTGCGGAGTTAACTAAATTATTATCCAAAACTTTTGACACTCAGGAATTAAGTATTAAAAATATTGGTAAAGGTTTTGATGAGGGGGCTAAAGATATTTTAGGTTCTTTAACCAAACTTGCTTCTGGTGAAGGTTCTTTAACTGAAGTATTTACTAAGTTATCGGAGAACGGACAAAAACTAAATGATTTTGCACAAACCGCTTTCGTATCATCAACCGAGAACTATAAAAAATCGTTAGATGATTTAACCAAAAGTAATAACATGTTCTTCAAGATAACCGAAGAACTTTTTAAATCATTGGGTAAAAGTGGTGTTGATTTTATACAAGGTAAAGACCAAAATTATAATACATTAAATGCACCTAAAGTTGTTCCTCAGACTATTACGAGTCCTGTTGAAAATAAACAGAGTCTACAAACACCAACAAATCAACCTCAATCATCATCGTCAGGAACTAATGAACAGGTCGTTACCGCAAATGTAAATTTAAACATTACCGCACCACCAAATATTGATACTAATCAATTAATGATTGCTATGCAAGATACGGGTGTTAAAGAAGAAATTGTTAAAACGGTTAAAAGTGGTATGGGTAACAATGGTTTAACAACAAACCCGAATAGTGCTCAAGCGATGAGGACTATGGCAGAAATGAGTGGTAATTTAGTATAAAAAAAATAAGTTAATATCTATTTATAATTAAAATAATAAGATGCCAGATAGTACGTTATCGTTTGTTAATAGTTCCACATTCAGAAACTCTTTATTAGCCAAAAATTTGGAACCTTACAATGTGCCAGGTGTTTATACACCACCATCAGGTTCTCAAAACTATGAAACGGTATTATCATCTTTAACCGTTGTTGATTCACCTGATAATTTAATTACTGACGGTGTATTTGCAAACAATTTATACCCCTTAAATGAATTTGGACCTAACGGGGGTTATAATACTAACATTACCTTTAATGGTCCACCAATTCCTGTAAACTCAAATCAAGGGGAATATGACCCAACCGATACTGTACTTGACTTAGTAAACGAGTTTTATATTGACGCCGCTTACATTGAAAATAGATACGGTCCTGACGGAGGGTTTAATGATATGGTTATTATTACTGACATTCAGAATAATAATAAAATTTATCAACCATATTGGAACCCACCTTCATACAACCCCTCGTCATACAGTCCATATTCAATTATCACAAGTGTTGACCCTGTTGGTTCTAACGGACCATTATCTCAGGATTCTTACAT